TTATGGCCGGGCTTCGCCTGGCATGAGCCGTAAAAACTTTAGGCAGTTAATGCTCGTTCTCTGTCCGGCCTGACCTTCAAAAACTCATCAATTGTGCTAGTTGTTAGGAATAGCTCGGCGTCTTTTGTAGACTCATTGAAAATCAAGTCAAGCATGCTGTCATACCCAACATTAAAATACGCAATCGGTTCGGCGTCGCTATTCGGGTGATCATGGCAATACGCTAAATCTAAGAATTTATATAATTCCATAGATTCTGGTTCATCCGCACCGGCAGGGCAGTCGGCCGGCTTAGATAATTCCATGATATGCATGTCTTTAGCATGAGGATCGACAGCAACAATTTACCCAGTCATGATGTTATTCTAGAACACTTCGTCCATCCTCTGTATTTCTTCTTGCTGTCTAATATGAGCGGATACAACTGAGAACGGAAGATGAATGCCATGATCTTTCGTCACACGTAATCCTTACACTCTGTTTGCCAAGGTTATTAGACTGTAATAAGGATGTCCGAGAGGGGGTTCCTGAACCGAAGGAGATTGAGATACATACTCGACATATGCGACAGGATACTGTTTGTCAGCTGTCGGGACTATACCATTCTTGGAATATACATCGAAAAGCCGGTTATTTTTCTCCAAATACTTCTTGATGAGTGCTACAATTAATACGTACGAAACACCTATGAACGGTTGTATACACACGCTAATCCCGATGATAATGGCATTGAGAGTATTCCTATTGTATTAATACGTTCTGATGGCAGTTAACAGTAGTTGCTTGGCAGCCATCAGTGGTTTCTCGATTACTTTAGGCACAAGGAAGTATTAGGCGCAATATTCATTGCTTCCGACAATTTTCGTTATCTCGGCGTCAGTGAAATACTGGAGTTTTCCTCTGTCTTTACCCAAGAAGTAAATTGTGTCATCGATATATCTTTCCATTTGATACCGGCTGGAATTCACGGATGCGTTATATACGATCCAAGTTTTCCCATCTCGACAGTACATGTCTACCTCGGGGTACGGCTCCCGCACCAACCTGTCCGGGCTGTACATTATTATCCGCGGTATGCCTTACAAATCATAACCTTTCAGCTTATTTCTGAACAGATCGACGGTTTAAGCTAGTGAAGGCGACATTTGCAAAGAAATTAATGATGCGGCAGATGTAAGGCCGTGTGCATTGGTTTGACCACCGACAATTCCTCTAACCGTTTACGGTGGCCCGGTCATTATCGGCTCAGAGGTAATAATCGAACCGATGTTCTAGACATGCATCAACCTATGATTTGGCAATAATCTTGAAGTCACTTTATGTTGGTCTTAAGGATCTCTAACGTAATCAACGTACACAGATGTTATTGCTTTATTCATCATGCCAGCTCCGATTTGCCGTTGTTCATGCCCGCATTCTTAAATGATATGAACGCTGAGGGTTAAAGAAAGCGTCTCGGACTGGTTCAATTTTGTCTCGCAAATAAACCGCCTGTATCTATTGGTATGCGTGTGATATTGGCAATTTCCAATAGAATCGCAAGTTCTTATCTTCAGAACTCCGTTGGTTAGCTGAACAGTAGACGCAGGGCTGTGCTCGTACCTATCTGTACACTGATCAGGCAATTACCTCACGGTGACAATCCCAAAGTAGGTGTCAGGCTGCTGTGTTAACATTTATCCAGGTATTTGCGATGTATAAAAGTTATGCAAATCCTGCGAAATGTTGTACGCAATATCCCCTGGATTGAGCAAAGCGAATTCCTTACCCATTGTATAATAAGCGGTATCGACGCCAATGAAGCATGTCAACTTTTAAGAGGTGTAATTAAGTTGCATGTGGTGCCTGAACCAATCACAAGCGTGTGCGTTATCGACATTACAAAACACATCGTTCTGCCTCAGTATAATGATCCGGTCATTCTAGTCTGCCCGTGATATCCATTACCTTGCGCGGTTCATATCTTTAACGCTATTGTACTGAGGAGTCAGAATTATGAACTTTTCGACAAAATCGAATCTATCAAAGTTTTCACGCGTGTAGTCCGGAGATAACATTATTATAGTGCTCGGTCTCTTGATAAGCAGTTATTCATCAAGGGTGACCAAAGCACCTCGCCTCGCGTTCGCAGCGATAGGGTGGGTTTTTGTTCGCTCATTGAGCACATGCGGGATAACGGCATGCTTTTGCGGTTCAATGAACCTTTAATATTATCTGTACATGTCGTTCGTATTTCCTTCTCGAACTTTCTACCTGTCTTGATATTTTGAACAGACACCTCCCCATTCCTGCTGAGCGGCTATGTTCATTTCCCGGTTGAGTCGCTTTTTGTTCCTTTCCAACTCTTTTAACACATCTTGATTTGCGCAGAGCTTTATCGGATGAGTAGTTCGCTCATACTCATACTCTTAAAGTCGCTCGTTCTTGTGCAAATGTAGCGTGTTCTTTTTGTTCCCGTTAGAACCCCTTGCAGGTGCTCGCCTGGAATCTTATTCGGGCGCCTTACTTTCCAAATACGGTTTGAAAATGTACTTTACAATCAACTTCTACCCTAGGTGGCACATCGCGGTGTAAGCGATCAATCCTTAGAGGGTTGGGGGAATGCGTTTGAGCAAGTCTGCCAATCTTCCGGATGCGCTATCAAAAGCCATGATTGGCCAGAACATTAGCACCAATTGTTGTTTCATGCGCTCGACATTAACCGTCGGAACGTTCAGACGTCTAGGATTGACCTCGCGTAATTAGGTTCTTGAAAAATATCCCTGGAAGATAGCCACATCGAGCTTTTCCAAGCATTTCTTCGAATACTTCAGAATTTCGCTCGCAAAATTTTACGTCTTTCCTCCAGCGAGAACTCTACGAGAACTATAGCAATCCTCGGGTCTGTTGTCGTCCACTGCTCTTTTTAACGCTAACATGTGCACAACAAACGAGATGACGTACCTCTGCATACTAGTTGTGTGCTACACGTTGCTGTAGTATAGCTTCAGAGTTACCCATAGTTTTTCAATGCCGCAGTACTTGTCGTAATGAGCGGGCTGAAGATTGGCATTTTTCCAGAAAATCAACACAAATGCGGTAAGTTTTACTGCGTTTCTGAGTGTGTAAAAGTTCTCTGTCTTTCCTCCTGCTCTCCGGAATCGCGATATAATGTTGGCAATCCACCTTCTGATCGCCCGAATCATGTCGCCGATACGCGAGAAGAATAATCCTAACCCACGTTATTCTGGAAGACGTGCCTGCCCTGGTTGGTCAAATATCAACGTTGGCCTGTCATATCGGTAATAATCCTTGGGAGCAGGTTTTCGGCTCACACGTTAATCGGTTGTTATCGTCATGAAACTGAAAGTTTGCGAGGATTCCTTATCAGGTTCTGATGAGTATGTGGAGCTCGGCTCATGATAGACTTCGATATCAGACAAACCTCTGGCCGGTTCGGAGTCGGAGTTTTGTTCACTCTATTTTAAAGTGTTTTTCAATTATCTTTTCCCTTTCAGAACTTGCCAAACATCTGGAGTATTAGTTGGTTTCTCTGGGTCTGAGTAACTAAGAATCGATCTGAGACTGTTTTCTTCCATGCTAACAGGTTCCTGGCTGACAACACGGTTCTCCTTACTTTCTTTCAATATTTCTTCGACGATGTGCTGAACGTCAGTTTGTTGCGAACTATGATGAGAAGTGTTAAGAACCGAATCAGAGTCTCCATCAGTCTAAACTTCCATGTTTGTTGCGCGTTTGTTTTCTGTTTGGATTGATTAATCGGTATACTTATATGAAGAATGTGACTTCTCGGAAGGATGAGAGTGAGTTTAAGTCGTGACATTAACACCTTTACGTTTCTTTGCCTCCAGTTTGGTCTGTGACGAAACAGATCGATTCGCTT